TTAGCGATATTAACACCAGCAGAACCTCTTAGGATTACTCTTGAATTTTGAGAGCCATCATATTTACTCATGTCTATAACAGACACTTGGTTTAATTCGCTGAATAAAGCTGTAGAAAATATTAAATTTGATTTTCTAGTTGCAATCATATCGTTATCAGGCATACCCGGAGCGTGGAATACTTTAACTCCTTCGAAGAATAGCTCTTGCTGTCCTCTATACCATTGTGGTCCTTCGTCTTTTATACCAGCAGCACCGAGGCCTGAGGCACCAAATCCTCCTAGTGCAGAAACGTAGCACTTAAATATATTCGTCGAAACATATAAGAATAAATCGTCTGCACCCCAAACAGCGTTTGGAATTGCAGCAGTTACCTTGCCCATCTCTGCCACAGCGTTTGAAGCCGTCACAGTAGTACCAGTAACATCAACAACATCTGAGTCAGCAGCAGCTAAAACAGTGATTCCGTTATAAACACCTGAAGTAGCAGTAGCTCCTTGCCAAATGTTATTCTCTTGAGCAGCAGCAACTTTTTGTACGACATGCTCAATGATAAAATCGCCTAGATCTTTAGCAATTCCACTTTTAATGCCCTTCATTTGAAGAGACTCCCAAGTTGTACGATAGTTTTTAGTACAAAGTTCAAGATTTACCTGAAATTCTTCTGGTTGAAGAACAATCTCAGTAGTAGTTAGCGTACCTGTAGCACTGAAGTCACAAGTAGCATCTTTGATTAAGTTAGCATCTGAGTTAAGGACCTGAATTACTTCTTTTCCTTGAATATTATCTCTAATATCTACAACACCAGCAGCTAATGTTTTTCCTGACAGTAAAGCAGCCGACATGTAGCCTGCAGCCTTCTTACCTGCGTAAGTGTTATCAGTAAATGTATGCGTAGTAGCCATAATTTAAAATTTATTTATTAGTTATTATATTGTTGAATTATTTGGTGAACTAAACGAGCGTGAGCAGACTGGTGAGTAGGTATGTTTAACTCATTATCAGTAACAGCTTCTGGATTGTGTGCAATAGGCTCTACAACCTCAGCAGACATTTCCACTTCTTTTTCGTTTACTTCTTCTTCTTTTTTGCTTTCTATCATGGCCTTTAATTCAGCAATGCTAGAACTTAATTTCTCGACCTCTTCTTTAGTAGCATAAACTACTTTGTGAGTCGTTTCTTCTGACTTAACAGAAGTAGGTTCTTCTGTAGCTTCAACATCCTCTTCTTGTTCAGTAGATGCTTCTTCTTCAGAACTAGCTTCTTTAATCTCTCCAATTATACCTTCTTCAGTAACTGCTAAAATTTTTCCATCTTCAAGAGTATACTCACCAATTGGAAGGGCTATTTTTTCCTCGCCTTCGCCAACGATAAACACCTCTTTATTAGCTTCAAAACTGTCAGCCTCAATTTCAGTACCATTGTCAAGTTTCATAGTAGCTAGCTCAACCTCTTTAGAAACCTCTTTTTCAGACGTTTCTTCTGTTAGTTCTATTCCTAGAACCTTCTTAATTTCGGTAAGTATTTCTGTAGCTTTCATTTCTATAAAATGTTATATATATATAACGCATGACCAGCTATAAATCGGTCATATTTTTACACCTTTTTTTAAATTGCACCTATTCCCTGAGCGTGGTTCTCTCCAGTACAGCACTTTTTATCATAGGTTTTCTTATCTGGACATAAACAAGCCCTGTTTCCACCTTTACGATTTATATTGCTAATTGTTCTGAGTTTTTTACGCTTCATTTTCTAATAGTTTACTGATTTGTTCAACTAAAGCAGAAGCCTCAGCCTCTTCTTTTATAGTCTTATCTTTTGGTCGTTCCATTTTATCAGTAAAAAAGGCTTCAATAGAAAATCCTTTCACTTTGCCCTTCTTAACATATTCGTTCCAAACCTCGTCTGAGTTTACTTTCATAGATACAGCCCAAGTGCCTTCTGGAAGCTCCATACCATAAAGAGCAGACTTATCTGTTTTAGAGTCCTCAACAATCCAGCTTTCAACTACAGTTAAACCTTCTAGATCTACATTGTGTTCTAAAGTGGCATTGTTTTGATTCCCTTTTTTGAAAAATAATTGTGAGGCTTTACGAACTGTATCTTTTGAAAAGAAAATATAATAGTCATCTTGACCATCTTGAGACTTTCTAAAGATCGGTTTGTTTGGTGTTAAGGCAGCACCTAATAAGAGCCTTTTTTCTTTATCTATTTCAGCGAGTTTAACCTCATCGCTTTTTAAAGCAACCCAGTTCTCTTCAATAGCTGGATTTTCAACAAGGCTAATAGCAGAGATACCATTATCCTCATTTTCTTCGTCTAATATTAATTCTATAATTTTCATAATTTTTAATTTATTGATTACTTGTTCTACGCCTTTTTGGAGTAACTATAGTACTTCCAGCAGTTCCTGTATAAGATTTAAAATGCCAGTCAAGAGCTTCTATTACTTCTTCTTTGTCTAATTTTAATTGGAAGGATAAATCAGCTGTCCATTGTGATTTTAACTTACCATCTATAATTAATATGATAACTGGTACTGCAGTAATACTCGCTTTTAATTTTGGAGCTTGATTTTCTAATAAGGCATAGTCTTTTTTTATTGGAATACCATTATACTCCTGTGGTAGGGTGCTTAACTTTACATCGTTTCTTTTATTCCATTCAGCATTAATTTCTAAAAGTTTTATTTCAGGTTGCTGAATACTAAATAAGAACATCGTTAAAATTGCTAAATAATTCATCTCTTCTTTTTTGTAGTGTTAATCTCATATAATCTCTCTTCTATTTTATCTAAGGTTTTGCCATTTTCGTCTACCTTTTTTTCTGTATTTAAAATAGTTTCTCTTATTAGCTGGTCTTTCAAATCATATTCAGTTCTGGATACTTCTGGCTTTGGAAGCTCCTTAGCTTCTTCTATATCTGCCTGCAAAGTATAGTAAAAACCTACTAAGGTGAATATACCTACAGCTATTGCTATTAAGGATTTAATACTTATTTGAAATTTTGAGTCTTCATTTAATTCTTTCATAATTTTAATTTTAACCTAATGACGCACTTTCAACAATATTTCTATCGAGTGCCTGTGCGCTTGACACTTCGTTAGAAACTACATAAGCTTTTACTGGTTTATTTTCAGCACCAGCTATAGTTTCGGCTAACTGGTTTTGTGAGCTTGCACCTACGACATTAAAAGCAGCTGGTTGAGAGCTAGGCGTGGCACTTCCAGTAATTCCTAAACTTGGAGAGCCTCCACCTCCTGAAGGTGTTTTAGTAGATAGTATCTTTTTAACATTTGCCATACCAGCAGTTACAGCAGCAGCAGCAGCAATAGCTCCTAAAGCTGGACCTACTATTGGTATAGCAGCCATAGAGTCATAAGCTTTAGTAGCAGAAGAAAATGTAGAGATAGTTGCAGCAGCAGCAGCAGCAGCTTTTCCAGCAGCACTCTCTTTGCCCATTATTGTAGCCATATCATTCAAAGCTCCACTAGCCATATCTAGCTTTTGCTCTGTAGTTATATCAGCCCATTGTAATTCATTTTCAGACTCAGCTTTATTTAACTCATCTAGTTTTTTCTTTTTAGCCTCTTTTAAACCAACTATACTTAGTCCATTTTTATCAGCAAGCGCAATAAGATTGTCATAATGCTCTGTAACCTTTTGAATTTCTAAAGCCCTTCTCTCATCTTCACTTACAGCTTCAGCATCTCTTATTTGATTTTTTAAATCAGCAAGGGCTTTTTCTGATTCTGCATCTGCTGCATTTTTAGCATCTTGGTCAGCTTTCTCCTGTGCTTTAATAGCATCTTGAGCAGCTTTCTCTTCAGCTAATAAGGCAATAGTTTGAGAGGTAACCTCTTTTTGTTTTGTAAGTTTAGCAGTTTCAAGTCTAATAACTTCTGCTTTCAAATTTGCTTCTTCTTCTAAATCTTCTTCTTGCTCTAATAAGCTTTCTAGTGTTTTCTTTACCTCTTCGGCATATTTTTCAATAACAACAGATTCAGCATTTTTTAATGCTGATTCGCGAAGTGCTTTTGCATCCACAATAGATTCGTTAAGAAGGTTAGACATGAATTTACTCCTAAATTGACAATAATTCAGAAATAAATAGTATTATTACAGACGGAAAGCCATTTTAATCATTCATTATTTATTAACTTGATGCTATGAATTTTGATCAAATTCCCAGACAGAGGTTAGAGTTACTGTTCCGGGGTCGCTAGTTGGATTAAATTTAACACCAACGATGTCGCCGGGGCCGTAGTTTGCATTGTCGGTAAATGTAAATGTAAATGTTGTATTTGCTGCAGACATATTAACTGTAATT